GCGAAACGTAACGGCGCTGCCGCCGACAGGTTAAGCGGCCAGGCCGAAGCGTTGGGCGTTAAATTAAAACCAGTTGCCGACCAGTTAGACAAGGTAGGCGGGGCAGCTAAAAAAGTGGATACGACAGTTACCGAAGCCGCTAAAGCTTTACAAGACGATTTAACAAAAGCATTAGACGCAGCCAAAACAGGTTTAGACGACGCCCAGAGCGCGTTTAACAATTTTGCCGAAAGCGTGTCTACAGGTATTAAAGACGCGTTTAGTTTTAAAGACGCTAAAGACGCAGGCGACGACACGGGTAAAGGATTTTTATCGGGTTTACGTGACCAGGTGGCAGGGATAAACAGGTATAGCGCCGACGTTGAAGCGTTGCTAAAGGCAGGTTTATCACAAGACGCGTTACAAGCCGTTTTAGCTGCAGGCGGGGAAAGTGGCGCGGCTATTGCTGCCGAACTGATTAAAGGCGGTTCTACCGCAATTATTGAAACTAACGCCTTGGTTGAAAGCGCCAAATATGCAGCCAATTTAATTGGGCAAGCTGCCGCTAACCAATGGTACGGCGCGGGCGTATCCAACGCCCAACAGTATTTAGCAGGCGTTGAAGCCGCGTTTGCTGTAGCCCAGGCACGACTAGCAGGCAAGGGCTTAAAACTTGCCGACGTTAAAGGCATTTCGGCTGGATTTAACGAAGCAATTACCACCCCCGTTATGGCGCCAATTAGTCGACCCGATACCAATTTTGGCGGCCCTGGCGGCGGCGTAACAGTAAACGTTAGCGGCGGTATAAATACAAGCGCCGAAATAGGCGAAGCCGTTGTAAACGCTATAAGGGCATACAACAGGGCGGCAGGCCCCGCCAATATTGCGGTTGCCTAATGGCTACGTCAGTAATTGAAAGCGGAAACTACGAACTATTCATAGATACAGGTTTTAAATTAGACGCTTTTACATTAGATAACGCAACGCGCGGCGTATTAAACGGCACCGAATACGTTTTAGACGGAACTACAGAATTTGCGCCAATGCTGGAATACTCAACAAATGTAAACCTTAAACGCGGGCGTCGCGACGTTGGCGACCAATTTAGCGCTGGAACAATGTCATTTAATTTAAACGATACCCTTGCAGGCGGCACCCTAAACCCGCTGTATACGTCTAGCCCCTATGTCGACCCGCAAGGCGTCTTTACCCTGGCACCATTACGCCGCGTATCGTTCGGCAGATACAACAGCCTAAACACGTTTATAACCCTGTTCGTAGGGCAAATAGTGTCGTACGACTACAACTACGAACTAGGCGGCCAAAACACCGTAACAGTATATTGCGCCGACGATTTCTATTTACTAGCCCAAACAGCGTTAGCCGAATTTAACGTATCCGAACAGCTATCAAGTGCCCGCCTATCGGCTATATTAGACCTGCCCGAAGTTGCCTACCCAGCGTTAACCCGCAACATTTCAACAGGCACCCAAACATTAGGCGGAACAGCTGCCTACACGGTTGCCGAAGGTACAAACGTTAAAGCGTACATAGACCAAATACAGCAAGCCGAACAGGGCCGTATTTTTATGTCGCGTACAGGCTACATAAATAGCCAACCCAGGGTAGGTAACACCCTTTCGGGTAGCGTCGCCGACTTTCACGACGACGGAACCAACATACCGTACAACAGTTTAGGCATTATCTATAACGCCGACGTAATAGTAAACAGGGCAAGTATTCAACACTTAGGCGCCGCAAGCCCCCAAGTAGCCGACGATAGCGCAAGCCAATTAAAGTACCTAATTCAAAATACAAGCATTACCAACAGCCTTTTACATAATGACGCGGCGGCTCTAACCCTGGCAACCTACCTGTTAGAGGGCGAACCTGTTGCCACGTTTAACGCCGTGCAAACCGACTACCTAATGCTTACAACACCCCAACGCGAAACCCTGGCGCTAGTCGACATTGGCGACACAATAACAATTACCAACACAATTACAGGCGGCGAAGTAGCCCAAGAACTATCTGTAGAAGGCATAGAAATACAAGTAAACGTAAACAACGGGCACCGCGTAACGTTTTATACGGCTAATACAACTATTGTATACCAGTTTATTTTAAACGACCCAATTTACGGTAAGTTGGGGATACAAGACCCGCAACCAGTTTTAGCGTAAAGTAGGACATATGGCAAACGAACAAACTAGCGTACCGCTTTACGCAGCGTCGGAAGTTTTGACCGCCGCCAATATGAATATTTCGGCGGGTACAGGCGTACCAGTATTTGCTACTACTGTTACCCGCGATGCGGCTTTTGGCGGCGCAAGTGAAAAAGTACTGGCCGAGGGTCAATTATGTTATTTGTCGTCTACAAACGTTGTGCAGTATTACGACGGGGCGGCCTGGGCAACTGTCGGGCCTGTTGCAAGCGGCCTTACGCTTATTTCATCTACAACTATTGGCACGGGCGTTTCGTCTGTGACGGTTTCTAGTTGTTTTAGTGCCGATTATGAAAATTATAAAGTCATTGTTAATGGCGGCGTGTCTAGCGCGCTTAGTACTTGGCGTTTAACTTTTGGTTCTACTGCAACAGGTTATTATTATGCTTGGGGCGCTTACACATATGCGGGCGCGGCAGTTAATACAAGCGGGGCAAATGCGGCTTATGTGCAATATCTTGCTGGTGGTAGCGGTAACAACAACAACGGCAACATAGATATTTATAACCCGTTTTTAGCAAAAAACACAGGTTATTCAGGGCCAGCATTTCAATACAACACTGGCGAGTTTGGCGGATTTACTGCAGGTTTCTTAAACGACTCAACTTCTTACACAGCATTTACTTTAACACCTGGTTCAGGAACTATCACAGGGGGCACAATTCGCGTGTACGGATACAACAAATGAGGACTTACAAAATACAAATAGACGATTTAGTTCGTGACGCTACAGCAGACGAAGCAGCCGCTTTTGATGCACAAAAAGTTGAATTAGAATTACAAGCAAAAGCCGCGGCCGATAAAGTCACAGCGCGCCAAATTGTGCTTGACAGGCTAGGAATTACAGCCGATGAAGTCGCGCTACTACTTGGCTAGCATCATGCTTGCGCTTGTTTTGTCCGCTTGCGAAACAACACGAACAAACGCGCCAATAAAAGTAAAAAACAGCGCGCTAACACGTTGCAACACTATTGCCCAATGCGAAAGGGTAGCCAATGACTAAGCAACCTGCAGAAATAGAACACTTACACGCCCGTATGATTGTTTTTGTCGGCTGCACTATTGCCGTAACGTTTGCCCTAACCGTCATAGGTTTTGTTTACGGCCTACTGTTCGTTACTCAACCATTAGAACAGTCACCAAACGACGCCCAATTTATCGACTTACTATCTACCCTTACCGTGTTTATGACGGGAACACTAAGCGGCCTGGTTGCAGCCAACGGCCTAAAACGAAAACCTGCAGAGCCGATTAGTGGAACCCCTACCCCTTAAACCTGTAGCAATACCAGCCGTAAAAAAACTGGTATTACCTGCCACGTTGGGGCACGTGAACCCAGGCGAACTACCCGCAAATATGCTGGTAGATATCAAGCCGTTTGGCAAGCTGCACCCGCGCGCCGCTAACGCTTACAACGCAATACGCGCTGCCGCGTTTGCTGCAGGTATAAAACAATTTAAACCAATTTCGCAAGGCGATTGCTATAGGTCTTTAGCGCAACAAACCGCAGGGTTTTTACAGCGCTACACCTTGCAACCTATCGAGGGCGCGTCTACCCGAACATGGCAAGGCCGCAAATATTACCTACGCCCAGGCAACGCGCCACTAGCTGCACCAGGTAGCAGCCGCCACAACTTAGGTTTAGCCGTTGATTACGCAAACATGGCGGGCGAAACGTGGGCGTTTATGTGCGAACAAGGCCCGCTATATGGTTGGTCATTAGAGGTCATGCCCCAAGAGCCGTGGCATTGGTTTTATTACCCAGGCGACAAAACCCCCGAACCTGTAAGCCTGTACCTACAAGGGCTTAGGCCAGTATCACCACCTAGCGCGTAAGCGTCTACTACGGTTTTAAGACCGACGAAAAAAGGGGTATTGCATGAACTTTCTACTAGCCAAAATCTTTACGGCTGTAACTATTAGCCTTGCAGGGTTTGCGTTCGCCTACGACGCTTACAACGCGCCTGGCGCCCTGCCTGTAACGCCCCCCGTTACGGTCAGTTTGGCACCTATGGCAACGTCGACAACTACAACGGCAGCACCGTTAACAGACTGCCAATATGCGTTACAACTAGCCCAACAAGCGGGTTTTCCATTAACCGAAATGGGCACCGTTGCGCGCATTATTTACCGTGAAAGCGGCTGCAAGGTTGACGCGTTTAATGCTAAAGACACGGCAGGCGGCAGTTACGGCCTGTACCAAATAAACGGCTTTTGGTGCCGACCTAACAAGTATTGGCCTATCGGTTGGTTACAAGCCCAAGGCATATTACAAACCTGTAACGATTTATTTGACCCAATGATTAACACAAACAGCGCTATAGCCATATGGCATAATTCAGGGTACGGCCCATGGGCGTTGCCTAACCCATGACCGAATACCCGATACCCGACCCAGGCCTAACAGAAAGAACCCGACAGATGTATACAGAAAAGTACGCAGAAACTTTTAAACATTTTGTAGACGAAGTATTTAGACCTAACTTTATACCAGCGCCTAAGCCTGTTGACCACAGTATTTTATTAGACGAACTAGCAATATTGCGCGAAAAGTATTTAAACGGAACACCAAGCGACGAACACAAATTCGCTGCCGCAGTAATCACCGCCGCCATGGCCGTAATAATCGGTATATGAAATGCGACGCTTGCGGTAAAATACTTAAAGAAACACCGCACAAAACTAACCCAACCAAAAAGTTATACAGCCACAAAGATTTAAAAGCCTGCACAAAACGCAAACCATTAAGGAACCCGACACCATGGAAGCAATAACGAACGACCCAACCGTATTTGGTTTAAAAGTGACGTTAACGCTAGACGAACTACGTACAGCTGCCTACGCAGGCGTTGACCGTCGAATAAGCGGCAAAAAAAGTAATCGGACAGAAACCCTAAATTTTGTAGCCAACCATTTAAAATTTGGTAAAGACATAATCGGCGCAATAGCCGAACAAGCCGTAGCAAAAGCAACGCAACAATTTTGGGGTGGCGCCGTAACCGAAGGATTTGCAAAACTACAAGGCGACGTAGGACAACTACAAGTAAGAGCAAGCGCAACGCGCGACGATTTATATATACGCCGTCACGATAAAGACAACGCCCGTTTTATTCAATGCCGCGTAGACGAACAAACCATATACATTTTGGGCTATCTTATGGGTTCGCATGGCCGCGAACTGGGCCAAGATATGGGCGACGGTTCAATTAAAGTCGACGCGGCAGACCTAATGCCTATAGGGCTTTTAGGCGTACCGTTCTATCTATGTGATACCGTTGAGATATACAACAAGCAAGTTAAATAAACCCGACTAATAGAAAGATACCCGACATGGCTTTTAACCTTGACAATTACGTAGATGTACCAACCCGCTTAGCCGAAGCATTAAAACGTTGGCCCGATTTACGCATACAAGAAACCGATAACCAAGTAGTAACAATGCCCGACGGCAGCACGTTTATACGTTGCACCGTTACCGTTTGGCGCGACGTAGCAGACCCAATACCAGTAGTAGCTAGCGCTGCCGAACCGTTCCCAGGTAACACGCCTTACACGAAACGAAGCGAATACATGGTAGGTATGACGTCGGCGTTAGG